GGAATCGGGTCGCCCTGGCCATCGCTTTCATCGCCCATGTCGCCGCCACCGTCAGGCCCTTCGACCATGTCGGTTCGCTGGAGGCTCGGATCGACCTGACCGGGTGCGGGAGATTCAGGGTTCATGTCATCCCCATACTCCATGTCATACGGAGCAGCAGCGCCCGTATTCTGGGTTTCAAAGCCGGCTTCGTTTACTTCGTCCGGCTCATTAGCCTTAACACCATTAATATTCACATTAATGGTCATCCCCTTGCCGTCAGCGTGATCGACAACTTGCTGCTTGGGGGCTTCGGTTTTTCTTCTAGCCATAGTTGGGTGATTTTCTTGAAATGAAATAGAAGACTCCCTTGGAGTTATTGTAATCGAGCCTTCGGGTAGGGTTTCGGAAAAGGCTGTGAGTCCTTTTACCGCCGGTATGGACACAAGTCCGAGATGGCGAAGGGACAGACTACCCGGAGTGGGATTAGTGTCCGCATCGGGCAAGTAGAACGAGCTACTTACCTTTTTGAACACCCCGTCTCGGATTAGTTTTTCTGCTTTAGGGGTAAGTTCTACCTTACCCCACAGAGATTTGCCCTTCCGCCAAACTTCGCGGACATGACCTAGAGCAGGTGTGCTGTCATCTTGGTCATGGCCGATAATTAATGGTGCTTCGTGTTTGGTTGGCCGGTAGCTATTCACTACTTGGTCAAGGTCTTCTTCCGAAAACACCATCTTCTGACCCGTAGAACTGATCTGCGGGCCGGCCCGAAACATCTCGACATATACAACCCGTCTGGGCTGTTGTTCTGTCAAGGGCTTCTCAGAGTTGAGAACTATTTCGGGTTGTTGGCGAAATCTGCGAGCCATGATTACAGGTTAGTAGCGCTCAGGAACGCAGCAAATCTTTCCTCGTTTCTACTGAACGAGTCGGCCAACAGGGCTACCTGACCGGCGGGAGTTCTGGCGATTGTAATAGCCAGTCTCTCCAGGGTCGGGCTAGTAGCCACATACGCATCCATACGAACTGTACCCTGTTCGAGTAGAGTTGTGGAGTTGTTGGAATCGTCACATACGACTAGGTATGCTTGCTCAGGTCTGTTGCCAAACAGAGCACCTTGGCGGTAGAACTGGTTGAGTACTTGAGACGCGATCGATTTCACTCTGGAGTAAACCGTACCCGCGCTATCAATATTCTCAAACAGCAAGTCGTCAAAGCTTCTGTTCATCACATCGATCAACACGTTGAGTATGACTCGAGTATTGACAAATCGGAACAGCGGGCTGCTAGAAAGGGTTCGCGAACCCCAAACAACAATGCCACGGTTAGGCAGAGACCGGATTGGGTTCAGACCTAGAGAATAGGTGACTTCCTGCTGCTGGGCAGTAATGTTGAATTTGAGACCGGTAGCTCCGCGTAGCGGGTATCTGGCACCAGCGGGAGGCTGCTGGAAACCTTCGTTGATGTATCTGCCGCAGGCGATACCAGCTACGAAACCGCTAGCGGGTACATATCTATCATCAAGGTTTTTGATGTACGGGGCGAAGAAGGACGCATGGCCATAGAATGAACCTGCGCTCTTTTTGATCAGATCTAGCTCTTCCTGGGCATGAGGAAGGATTTCCGAATCACCGCCGCAGTCAATCAGTGCGACATGTTGAGTGTTGCTGATACCTTCAGTCGAACCGAACCGGCCTTCAGCAGCGGAGATTAAGGACTGGGTAACTTTCAGTCTTTCTCTCATACCTTCGCTTCTGGAAGCGATGTCAGAACCAGCGCTGTAGGACAATGAGCTATATGCCTCAGGGGCTAGCAGGAAGCCTGGCGAATAGTAAGTATCCGTCATGCTCTTTTCAATGCCGTAGACAAAGTCCTGAGCTTTGGCGGATGAAGTCAGCTTATAGCTGCTATAACCAACATTCTCAGCAACCGAGGTCAGTTTGACCACGTTCTGGTCGACTAGACCCTGGCGATTAGTACCAGCCAGAATCGGGCTTACCAGACCATTTTTAGCCGTGATACGGACACGCAGCACATAGTCATGGGAGAAGAAGCCATTGGCTAAGGACTTGTCCAAGCTAGCGCTAGAGCCAGAGGCTACGGTTACGGTAGACGGAGTAACCGTCAGGGCTGTGTTGCTGGTAAGGGCAGTTACAGTGAATCTGGTCCCGTTAGCAACAAACACACTACCTACACCTAGCTCTTCAGTGAACTTAGTATTCGAGCCAGTAACAGTACCGGAAGAAATAGCCAAAGTACCTGACAGTGCAATCTCTTCAATATCCGGGCGGATAAACGGCGCACCGGCTACTGAGATCAGGTTGCTCACTCCGTAGCCATTATTAGGGGCGTAGGAAGTGCCGCTGTAATTGGCATTGGTCGTTACTGCTTCCAGGTCGTAATACTGAGCCAGACCTTTTTCGGCCAGGATAGCTACAAGCTCGTTTTTCAGGTTTACAGTTAATTCGCTAGGAGTGGCGCCATTGACAATAATTGCCCGGTTCTCTCCAGCCACAGACACATAGAACACCTGAACCGAGTCGGGAAGATAGCCTGTGCGAGTAGTAACTCCGCCCGTGGTCGTTACCGAGCCGGTGGGAACAGCGCTATTAGAACCGGATGCAATTTTTGCAAAAGTGGTCGTGCCCAGATCGTATCTCCAGTACACCGCATTAACGTCTAGCCACTTGTCACCACTGCCAGCACCCGAGCTAAAGTCCTTGCTAACTGCGATAATCTTGTCATCGGGAATAGCGGTGTCAGCGGTATATACACCCTGATCGAGCAGATAGTCAACGATAATGTCTGACTGATCTACTGACGGATCGTAAGTGCCGGAGACAGCGTCGTTGGCGGCCTGAACGTACAGGCTGAGGGCCGAACCGTCGATATAGAGGATGCCTTCACCCGTTGCGATCTCTCTGCTATTGCAACGGAAGTTGATCTCTTTTACCGAGGTGTAGAGTTTTACTACGTTGCTGGTGTTGAGGCTGAGCGGGTTGAGGTAGGAAGTGTCGCTAAACTGATAAGCGACAAATCTCTCAACTTCAGGGAGCAGAGTATTGTCTCTGGAGAAGATTCTGAACTTGGCCTGAGTGGCTTCTGTTGCAGTTTGCTCTACTTGATAGAAGCTGGAGAAATCATCGGAGTCTGTACCGGACAGAAAAACGAAAAGGTCTCTAGCATTATCTACCACGTCCAGAGCGGTCGTAGAGATAACTCTGATTTCATCGCCGTCTACATCGTTCACACCAATCGGAGTGCCGAAGTATCTGCCGTTTACCTTGATCGCAAACGCATTATATCCTGCACCAGCACCGCTCAGGCTCAGATCGATTACTGTTTCGGGGGTTGGGGTAACTCTACTGAAGTAAAGGATCCCATTAGTGCCTACGTTGTCAAAAAATGCTTTGACCGAGTCGTAAGTAGTTAGTGCTCCAGGGCTACCAACAGGTTTGCTACCACCAGTCTTAGCCAAAAAATCCTGCTCAGAGGCTACTTGGGTTAGAGTGTAAGGTAGGTAGGGGGAATAAATGCCTTCCGCATTGCCTTCATAGTATTCATCGGCCGCAGTAGTACCGAACAGGTACGCTACGGCATGGCTTGCGATAGGCTGTGGCAGACCACCAGTGGCCGTCTGGGTAACAAAAACTCCCGGACGATTTAGGGTAGCTGCATTAACGGTGACTTGATTAGCCAAGGTTGATCTCCATTAGTGTACAGACCTCTCTATTAGCTTTCACCCCTGTTTTTGCAATTTTTACAAATCGGGGGGCGGATTAGCCCCGTATGAGGTATAAATTTCATAAAGTTTTGTCATAACCCAATCCGAACACAGCGAATCTCCGCACTTACTACCGCCCAACATTCTCACAACAGTCCTCAAAAGCTTGTTAAAATCCTCCACCCCCATTATTTTTGATGATACGACTACAAATCGGTTCAGGTTGACAATATCCCTGTCAAGGCAAATTCGATAGAGAATTACCATCAGCGAGAGAAGCTCGTCGCTAGTAACCTCGTCACTAAATTTGCTCTGCGGGCTTATCATTATTTATTAACTCCATAGCCTCTTTGTGTATGACACACATAGCGGTAAATTTCGACATTGGAACTTCTTCCATCTGCGCAATATTCTGAAATGAGCCGTTCTGAATCGAGTAACATTGTCTTAACCAGTCTTCCTTAGGCATGTAGTTTTTTATTATGTTCTCCGAAACGGACAAGAAGACTGCTCTTATGGCTCGAGGAGTTAGTGACTCGATTCGTATTGTTGGAGAGACGAGTAGCCTCTGCAATACTTCTATAATCTTGCCCGAATTGAGAGATAGTAGGTTGTCTTTCCTGATAACTACACTGTCAAAAAACTCTAAATCAGACCCGAGCATGTCTCTGAATACCAAGGCATTGTTTTTAGAGTCTATGCAACTTATCGTATAGTTATAGTTTATCTTCGTCGTCACTTCCGGTGCCGTCGTCACTTTTGGTGTCGTCGTCATCCTGTTCACCACCAATCAGCTCCTTAATCCCCGCCGCTAGTTTGGCAATTTGCTTAGAGCGCAGCTTTCTAGCATCTTTGAGGGTTAGTTTTCTCTGACCTGCCGTAGGGTGGTGCATGATGCAAATGATACGAAGAGTAACTTCGATTTCCTCCGTACCTTCTTTGCCCAAAGCCGACTCTACTTTACCAATTTCAATTAAGTCCTCCGCACTAGGTTCTTGCAGAGAAAGAAACTTGCCCGGAGCGATTTCTACGCTCAATACTTCCGGTTCACCGAAGTCGAAATCAGTAACTGACTCAGTTGCAACTGACTCCAGATCCCTCATTTGTTTTGCGCTGAGTGCCATAAACCTCTTCTTAACATATAAATTTCACCTAGTTTTTCAAGAATCGTCATGTTGAAAGCTGGTTAGGAGATTATCAAGTGTCTGTCAAGAGAAACCCATTTGAGAGGTGGATCGGCGTCAGGGATGTTGCTGACTACCGGTCTAGAGAGACTCAGATGAGTTCTCTTACCCGGCAAATGCTATCTTCTGCTGAGTATTTAAGAGATAGGAACAGGGTGAATCCCGG